ATGTTATTCCAGATGTGCCTTCTCTTATTAATCCAATCGCCACATGGTTCCAACCATTCAAACTTATTCCAGCAGTGGTAACTATATTTTGAGAGATATTGTAGCCACCAGTTGTACCATTTCCTTGCCATGCAAACTGCAAGAATCCAGTAGTATCATATCCCAATCTCCAACTTGCAGATGCTCCCGTCAAGCCTTTCTGCATCAATGTGAAATTGTTCGATAGAGATGTTGGATAGAAGAACATCTCAAATCCATAACTTGAGTAACCAGTTGATGTATTTCCCCTACCAAGCCTATTGTGTGGTGCGGTATCTACTAAGTTAGATCTCTTTACTATGTTTGTGACATATATCAAACCACCAGTATATCCGCTTACATCTCGGGTGAACTTGCCAGACGAAGTTCCGAACTTCTTAACTGATGTGGAATGAACTGGCTTTGTCAATGGCGCACCAGTATTATATGATACGGTTGTCTTCGTTATGTCCTGCACTATCGGTGAATTGTATGACAATGTTGGATATGGATTCTGCATTTCAAGGACTACTTCAACTCTTGGATCAAAATATGTTGATCGTCCGAGATTCTGCACTATCTTGGTACCATCCAATATAAAATCTTGGTTTGGAGATATTGCATTTTCAAGTGCCGATAGATCCGATCCCAATGGAAGATACTGCTCATCAATGAAGCCACAGAGTCTTCTGTTCACTATACCAGAAAATGAAGGAATATTGAACTCCGTATATGGAGATGGGGATATAGAGACTATCTTTCCATATTGATCGAATGTTACTAATCTATATGCCATGATTTTCCTCAGATACTGAATCCATTGCTTATCAATGTTGAAAGACTATATGCGTTGGTTGTGACATTATTATTGGCACCACCCAGTGCAGTGCTTCCCGAACCATCTTCGGGTTTAAACATACCTGGTGGGGGCTTCACCGATTGATAGTTATTTCTGAATGTTATTATTGCAGCCAATCCAGGGAATCTAGTCTCTATATTACTCCCGCCCAACTCAGTTTGGGAATTTACAAAATTGATATAATCTAGCGAGTGTGCGAATGGAACGAAACCATAACTAGCATATCCAGGATTTCCTAGACTTGTGGTTGCTGCTGGAGACGGAGGTTTGAATATTTCCGACCATACAAATCTAAGTGGCTGAGTTCCAACTATTCCACCAGAGAATCCCGAAGGAATGTTTAAATTTGCCAGTGCCGAGGATTGATTCTGTATGTACGAACTGGCGACACTTCCGAAGTGAACGGCGTTTGCACCAGTATCATCGTCCCACCATCTAGTCATGCTTTCAAACTCAAGATTGGTAACTGAGGAATTGAACGCAGCATATTGAGAGAAATCGAATGGAAATACCGACTGACTAAACTTGGTGACGATAGTGGAGTTTGATCCAGCGTAATAGTTGAACTTATGTACTGATGCTACGCTAGAAATAATATCAATGCTTGATGCCTTTGCTGCGGCGTAACCAAAATTTCCGACATATGAAGAGCAGGCATTCAGAATCGCACTTGAAGTGTTTGTTATCAAAAATGAGCACAATCTTGAGAAAACAGCAACCGATCCATTGCATGTGATGTTGCTGTTTTGTGCTGCAACATATGATCCACCAACAGCGGCATTCTGACCGACTATCTGATAGTCATATGATGATGGAGCACTTCCCTGCTGAATGCTACCATCACCAGATTGATTTAATGGTGGTTGCTCTTCAGTCCCACCACCGCCCCCACCACTGGATGGATTTGGATCTGATCCTGTGCTTCCACCATCGCCCGTTGATGTTGTTGAATCTACTCCGAATCCCATTAGAATGCCCCCGCCCAATCGGTTCCTGGTCTACCTTCAAGCGCACCAGTTCTTATTGCTATCGACAATGTTTTTTCAGTTACATCCCAGTGATATACGGTTCCCCGTATTTTTCCGTCTGGAGATGCATATGTTTGTCCAGGATTGAACGACGATGGTGTAAAGTCTGAGGTAGAACCAGCCTTGTCTTTCAACTTCAATTCGGTTATAGAATGACCGCTTAACGCAGAGAAACACCTGTTGGCAGTTATTGTAGATCCATTGAATGAACAGAATCCATTTACTGAACCTGTGCATATGCTTCCAAATAGATTCACATAGGAAGCGTTGTTTGATATGACCCCATAAGAGCAATTGCTAATCACGGCTATTCCAAGATTTGCGTTCGTGCTTCTATCACAATAGACACCAACATGAAAATCCTTGAAACCAACATTGGAGAACAAACCAGTTCCCAATCCTATTGGTTCGTTCACAACCGTTTCGCCAAGTTTGGATCCATTTGCATAAATTCCAGACTTATTGCTATAACCATTCGTGTTATATTGTCCAGAACCAAGTAGCCCGTAATGGAATGGTTGTGACTTGCCATCAAAGAATATGTTCTTTATCTTCCTCAATCCACCCGACTTGATTGATAGGATTGTTCCATTTCTTCTGAATACGGTTGGTACGATCTTTACCGTGATGTCATTCTGATTGACGGTCTTCCAACCAGCAGAAGATCCTTCACCACTTAGTCCGCTGACGTTTACTGAATAAACATGATGATTTGGTCCGAAGCGAATGGCATCATTTAGAAGTGTACCCGCTGGCCCTGTGGCGGTAAATGCTAATGATTCATCTCCTCCACCAAAGAGTTTCTGTTTGTCGAAAGCAGCCGTTCCACCAAGAGGATTATTCGTTGGGAACGTAAATCCTCTAACATTTGATGTTGCACCGAGAGGATTTCCATTAGAAGAGTTTGTTCCATAGTATCCAACAGGTATGCTACTCATTACAAATGATCTAACGCTGGTCGATTGACCCAACCAGGATGTGACTCCCATTATGGTTGTATCTGCAACTTGAGCATCGGTAAGACTAGACTTATCGTACATATTTCCACGATATGGATTTCCAAAGAATCTTGTCCATGCATTTGCAGTATTTCCAATAGGCATGGTTGCTCCAGTTTGTCCATTTATTATTGGCATTGGAACCGTGAACCAACTGTCGCGGATTGATGATTCTATAGATATCTTTCCTATTGGGAGAATCGATCCAGAAATTCCCGCACCCGTCAGTTTGTGACAACCAAGTATGGATGCCTGTCTCGCGATATTGTTTCTGAACTCGTATGGATAGGCCGCATAGTAGAACGCTGGATTGTAATCTTTGTTGAATGTAAGGGTATAATCTTCTATGAGAACTCCACATCCAGGCACAGTAAACTGATGGGCTAGTTGATTACTTGTGGTCATGGTCTCAAAGATTGTGTTGTCATTCTGATAACAACAAGCAAGAGTTATTCCATGAAGAACTCCGCTATAGAAACCAGAGAGACCAGCGGCAGTGTATCCAGTTGTCTTGTAAAAATCGACATACTTGAGCAGCAGAAGTTCTACTGGTGCTCCAACAAACGCTACTCGCTCACCCTGTGGATGATCGAACTCTATGACATTTTCGATATCGTATATTCCTGGCGCGAAATTTATCGTGACAAATCCACTTTCGGTTATGAACTTGTCGGACAGCCATTCCAAGGCTCTCTGTGGAGTTAAAAATGGATCGCCTTCACTTGTGCCAGAGCCAAAATCGTTTCCGAATGTAGAGACATAGAGTTGAACATGGCCGACTATTGCAACCTTTTCACCACTTTCTATATTTATCGTGTGTGCTGAAAACTCTGCCATTCATGCTCCCTTATAGTGCAGTTCCGCCGCCATAGACAGAAAGACCAAGATATTGGAAATTATCGCTAAATGTGGCACCCATTATATCGTAGATACGAACACCGAATGTCACTCCACCAAGGTTATATGGATTTGCAACGAACATCTGTGTCGCTCCAGATCCACTCTTTACCACAGTTGCCTCAACTATGTATTTGTTCTGATCGGCGGTTCCAAGTTCGGATAGAAGATCGTGTGTGAACTCATAGTTTCCATTTCCGATCCTTGTAACTCCCCAGATTCCGTATGATGCGTCAATTGTGCATCCAGCCCCAGGCGTTGACATTCTGGCCCATCTCTTAGCCGTATTCTTTGCTATGATTGCTCCACCACCAGATGGGCCGAGGCGGAACAACTTGGCAACAGAGTCCTTTCTGGTCTTTATAATCCATATTGCCACCATGTGCTGTGGAACATTATTGTGCGCTGCTCCAAGACCAGCATTCAATGCTTGACCGCTGATGCTCTGTGCAAAGTTTGCTTGATTTATGGTTATGGTTCCAGATATCGTGTGTGAGTGTGCGCCAGCGGGGGGCATGGTTGTGAGGTTGGCACTTGAATTCACATAAACATCGTTGGTACCGCTGACAAATCCTTTACCAGGCAAAATCTTCATATTTGGGTGTATGTGGGATGCTTCTTGATTTGTGGATAGGTTGAATGTTACTCCGATGTTTCCTGAGACTGTCGGTTGGGTAAATGTCACACCATGACCGTGAATTGGCATCTCATCCGTGGTGAGTGTATGTTCTTCCTCACCACCATACAAACCGATTTTATATGTGTTGAATCCAGATATTTCGGTTCCAGAGAATCCCCTTGAATCACCAACTATGAATCTTGCCCTCAAGTCTGGTTTCTTGAAGTGAGTTTTAACTGGTGACTTTACCGTGTATAGAAGAAAATCACCTGTAGGTCTTGCAATATCATTATTGTCCAACTGAAGATTGTGCTGTTCTCCATCGGAGATTGGATCAATATAGATGCTGACATTGGATATGACATTGCCATTTGGTGTTCCAGATAGAATAGTTCCAACAATGGAATTTCCACCACTCTTTGCAATGCTCAAGGTAATACCAACTATGTTTTGTGATGTCAGAATCGCGCCACCGCTGCTGGTTATCCCTTCAAGTGTGGCACCCTGAATAAACCCATATAGTTTTCCATCATCAAGAGCAGCAAAAAGATCTGAATATGCGGTGACTCCAAGGAATCCACCGTCACAGATGTCCCAGCCAACTGGAATATCGGCTGTTCTTCCCGCAAATGCAAGTATTGATCCAACAGGCTGTATTTCACTCAAGTCAACCGACGAGTCACCAAGAATGGCATCTCCAGCGGTATTGACGACAACACCATCGATGGTATCCTGAATATCCTCGGTTGTTCCTGAGATGATCACAACTGGCTTGATGACGCTACCTGGTGCAGATGGTGCAGTGGTGGTCAACTTTCCAGCATTAGTATCTGAAAGATATAGAATATAGGAACCGCTTGAGCCACTTATGGTTGACATAAGCGAATCGGGAAGAGATATCTCTCCAGAGTAAACTATGGTGAATCCGTTGGCATCTATGGATTCAACAACACCCACAAAGTTTGAGTTTGCGCTGTTGTTGGCCTTTGCGAGTACATATAGATCCGTTGCGGGATCCCATCGAATAACATCACCAACTACTAAAACATCGCCTGTAATTCCAGGACTTGTAATTTTATTTTTTACGGATCTAGTATCTGCTAACGCTACTGGATCGAATGCACTTGTTCCCATCGTAATCCTCTTTTATAGTTCCGCATCTGCTTCGTAATATACAAACTGCTCTTGTGCAATATTTGTACTTTGCCGTGATGCCCAGAATCCATATGAATGAATTGCTGGAGTGTTGAAACGGCTGGTAAAGGCTGCATCATGGTTTTTTACATTCAAAGTATAAACTGGTTTCCTCATCGGTACGGGGAATCTGACGCTCAACATGTTTCCTCCTGGAACGTAGAATACGTCCTGATTGAATGTACTTGAAACACCACCAAATGACCCATCCGTATACGCTCTGAATGGTTTTTCAAAAGTCGTACCACCGGAATTTGTCTGGTAGTATCTTTGACATTTGATGAATTCACTTGTCTTGTCCACTATCTCAAACGGGGTTACACCGCTACCAGACTCAAACTGGACCTGTGCAAGATATATTGAGTAGTTGCTTGTTCCGACATAGACTGGATTGATTGCTTCTGCTACATCTCCAGTATTTCCAGAAACAGAGTTCGCACCCGCTCGGATGAAGAATCGTATCTCTGGACCGTCATTTCCAGCAGTTCCAAGTTGTCCACCATCACATTCTGGTAGTTGGAAGGTATGACTGAATCTTTGCCAAGATGATGTGAGATTTATCACAGCACCAGCATCCTTTTGCGAGTTCTTCTCCACACCAGTTGTTGTATGGTCTGGGGCCGTTCCCCCCGCAAAATCACGTCTAAACGATACTCCCAATTTTACATTTGGTTTCGTGGACCTTGCATAGAAGGAAATCGTGGCAAATCCTCTTGGAAGATTCTCAATACCCTCTACTCTTTGAAAGAGATATGTTTTGCTATCTGCCGTATATCCACCAGTTCCTATGCTCATCTCAAGAGCATACTTTGAATATACAGATGAATCATCCAAATCACCAAGACCAAGTGGATATCTGTTGATTGATATTCCTAGTCTATCAGCGGTGGTTCCACCACTATTGACGAGTTTCCATCTGTCTGCATTGTACCTATCTGGTTCTGTGGTCGGATTTCTATACGAGAACGTGGTTCCTCTTTGCCAGAAATCGAAGTTGCCATTTATCAACTTGTTCCTGAAGCCAGTTGAAGTGATTGGCATGGAAGCAATATTACTTCCAGAACTTCTATCGGAATCGATTACGAGGCCGACATAGTTTTGAACAATTCCAGTTGTCGGGCTTATTGCAACCAACATCGGCTTTCTAACCGTATTGACTGTTATAGGTGGTGTATCGGTCAATGTTCCATTATCATTGCCCAAGAAATACACTGCTCCTGGCACAAATGTCAGTCCAGAAAGAGATAGATCGACATATCCAGATATCGTCATCAAGGACGCCGCAGAGTTTCCGCCATAGTTTATCTTGGATACGATTCCCAATGCTTCGGCTTCCTCTGAACTTTGATTTGAAGCCTTCTCATATGTTCCTATTGGGAATGATGCCGATGTTGTTCCTGCATCAAATCTAACCACATCTCCAACCGAGAAATAGTTTGGACTATGCTTTATGATGACTGTTGATGCATTCAACTTGGAATACAAAGTGTCTATATCGACATTCTTGTTGCCGACATAGTTCATCACCATGGCCTTGTCACCACCGAGAGCGTATAGTATTGGCTTTCTAATGGTTCCTGTTGCCGATGGAGCAGTCTTGGTTATCTTTCCAGCCTCATTGCTTGAAAGGAAATAGAACTCACCAGTTCCAAGGGACGTTGCTGCATCAAGGGAATCTATTGCACTTGAGAAGTTCCCACCGACATATCCTATGGTGCAGACATCGACTGTTTCTGCTGTCCCATTTGACCCAACCACTATTCCAAGTGACTCTGCATTTATCCCATTGTTTGCAAGAGCAAGGGTTAGACCATTGGTGCTTACATCGTGACGAACAACGGATCCAAAACTAAATGCCATCGTTATTCCATCAAATCTCTTGATCATGGATGAGTTTATCATCCTTGATGATCCATCACTCAGAAAACTAATGGCACCATATGTTTTTCCTGGAGAGTCGAAATATGTTTCAACATCGACTGTTAAACCTGTGCTATGCGTGGTGATCATCACCTTTGATGCTGGTGTGCTGTCATCACCTTCACTGAGCACGAACTTGTTGTTTCCAGAATAAAGCCTTGCATCTCCAGCGAAGGCAAGGCTGTCGCTTATCCTCCATGCAGAATAGGTTTTTCCACCATCAAAAGCCTTCCAAAGAAGATACTTGTCTCCGCAAGCACCTGCGATTATGATACCACCGCCACCCGAGTTGGTGATTATAGTATCCGAGGTTCCACCAGTTCCGCCGCTTGAATTTACTGCTCCGAGAACAAGATTGTAGTCATCTATTGTGATGAGATTTGTGTTTACCGTAGTAACACTTCCATCAAAAGTGATGTTCCCTGTGAATGTATGATCTCCAGGAATGATGGTGTCCAAGGACACGGTAGCGATGCCGTCATTACCCTGACTTGCAGATATTCCAGAAGCACCCGCTATCTGATAGACCTTCATTCTGTTGAGTTTATCGATAACCTCATTGTTTGTGAGGCTATACCACTCGTAGAAAGTATCAGATAGCGTTAGTGTCGGAATTTGATAGTTGCTATTTGCTGGACCTGTTGGCATCTCAGTTTCTCGTTGCTAGTAGTTCGTCCATCTTCTTCTTAAGTGTATTTATCTCTTCTTTCAGAGCCTTGATTTCACTATCCACGTTTCTGCGAAATAGAATCTCTTTTTCCTTCTCTGGATTGTTTATTATCAATGCTCCAGAAGATCTATCCCTGGAATAATCTCTCATGATATTGCCACCACTTTCAGATTCTTGATTGTTGGAACCTTGGCCTTGTTGTTGCTATACATGCACAACTTCACTACAAACGTGTTGAAGTTGTTCGGGGCGACCAATGAGTAGAAAGATTCCTTGAAGTCATAGTCATTATTCGAGAAGTTGGATATGGATTCGGATTGAAACAGATTGGCTGGCTGCAATGTCATCTTTCTGTAGACTTGAACATCTGGATTCTCAGACAATTGAGTGGTGTCGTATGTCTTGGCATGTGCCTCGACAAAGGTACCATCTGGAATATTTCCATCGAAATAGACCTTAAGTTCCTTAGCGGTAACTCCATTTGGTATTGTAACATACCTTGTTATGTACCTAGCAGTCTCATCCCCAGGTCTGTTGGCTACTGGATCGTCTTCAATTGGATTGCTGATGTATTGTGGAATTAGAAGTCTCTTACCATAGGTCCACTTCCTTCTTCCTCTGCTGGTCAGACCGTAGCCGATAGCACCGCCGCCGACCGTGCCGATTGCAGTCGCAACACCAGTTCCAGCAATGGCCGCGCCCGCAATAGCAGCACCAACACCGAATGTGGCGAATCCAAGAATAGCACCAAAAACCAATCCGAATATTCCAAATCCACCGCGCTTCACTCGGCTTCTTTTTGGTCTGAATGCATTCGGATTAGCCTCGACCTCTATGGTCGGACCAGTGGTTATCAGATAGGATGCAGCGACAACATTGGTTTTATCCATATCAATCATGAAAGTATTGATGCCGCTGCTGTTGTTTTTGACGACGAGATCAAGTTCAACTGGAGTTGAATCATCAAGTTGAGATATTGCATTGCTCAGATGAATATTTCTACTATTGGTAAAGGAATAAATCTTTGCAGGAGAACCCGCTTCCAAAGATCCAGAGATAGTCACTTCATCGGGGGTGAACACGAAAAGATTTGGTTGAATGGTGGAAATATTCGTGATAGCGTCGGCATCTTCCTCAGCCAATGTTCGAATAGATAGAGTCCTTGTTGCGGTTTGATTTGGGAAAGCACATCTATACAACTTGAACATCAAATCCGTATTGTTCTCCCCAACACTCTCTGAGTTATTTTGAGACTTGAACAGAGATCCCGTTGATAGGGTGGCGGATATTCTTTCGTCCGTGGTTAGATCTTTTTCTCCTATAGTTGCTGTATAGACAGAGTACAGGGTGCTGTTTGTATGCAGGGTTATTGCATATTCACCTGGTGATAGGAATACAGGAGTGGAGAACTTAAATGTGGTTGCAGTTGGAGTTGTAGAATCCACGCTTAGTTGGCTTGGAGTCTTGACAACAGTACTGAACGGGAGGGCAATGGAGGTATTTGGGACTCCATTGACCACAGGGCATATCTGTAGTGTTATTGGTAGTTCATCGTCTGCCATTGCGATGTATAGATCAACACTTTCCGCGAAGAATCCATTTGGATACAAATCATCTCTCACCTCAAAGGTCTGAGCCATCGGATCGATCCAGTTATTGTACTTTATGGTGTTTATGTTCTTTCGCCTGAACAGCGGAGTTGATACAACCTTGTTGCTATTTGGAGTTTGCTTCCTCACCTCAAGTGGACGTACAGATTGAACATCAAGAAGATTCTGATTCTTGATTCCATTACAGTAGAAAACGCCTTCCGCAACAGTTGTTGCATTTTCAAGGTTGTTGTTTGGATCATCTATTACCCGTATTACCTTTTCTCCAACCTCAAACAATCCGCGTGGTATGTTGACAACCACATTTGTCAGAGATCCATTGAACTGATCTGTCATAAACGGACCAGCACCAGAAGCACCGCAGGATCCGAGAAGATACACTGTGCCTCCAGATGCTCCGCTGGATTCTATGGATACACGATAGCACAAATCATTCATATTAACATTGTCAACAAACACATGGACCTGTGTTCCTGGCTTCATGTTTGCTGCATTGAAAATGATCACCTGATCGCGCATATATGGTACAACACTGCCATTTATGACGGTATCGGTGGACACATTGTAGTAGTAGTCTTTCTTACGGAAATCCGATGCGTATAGCCTATCGACTGAATCTGCAAGATCGGTCTCTCTTGAGATGCCCTTGTTGTAGAACTTCTTATCAATGGCATCCACGTTTGATTTCTCTCTACTCTGTGCGAAGAATTTTGCATTCTTTCTGCTCTCGGCATCGGTAAGTTCGGTGGATATACCCGTCCATAGGCTTTCCCAATCGTTCCATTGGGTTCCATGCCCATTGAGACCATCGACATTTCCAGTCAACCAAGCATCATTCATCCCATCATCATTTCGCTTAACAACTGGTCTAAAGTCCCTATCAAACCAGAAATCTCCGTGGGGACGTAAGAACATATTACCAACCCAATTTGGGAATCCAAATGGATTCACTTGTGTCTTGGAACTAGACTTACTCTGTTCCACAACTGGAGTTGAATAACGAGTATATGTCTCGCACAGGATGTTGTCTATGGTGAGAGTCAATCCTGGATCATTCCCAATGTATTCCATGCTATAAGCATGTGAATCGAATGCTGGTTTCATTTCTCCATGCTCGACATCGACCGAACACCTGTAATCTGGATTCAACACATCTCCAATTGAGTGACCGTTGAAGGTATCGACCAAGATGGCCCTCTTGATTGCGTCCTGACCTGTTGACGTTGTTATGTTTCTGTAGAGTATGCTGGATTCTATATCGCTAAGTATTACATGCTGTTCGATGTCATCAACTCTCTTGGACATGTTTGATATGTCCTTCATGCTGAACCTGTTGTTTGCAACAGACTGTATTTTGACATCCTCGGGATTGTGGGTGTATGCTGGTATGCTGAGAATCGAAAGAGTCATAGACTCATTTAGATCTTCTGGTATTTGCGGTACATCGCTTGGAATTCCTGGAATTCTTCTTAGGGTTGTTGTTTCTCCATCAGCAGCAATGTTCTTTGATACTACTAGTTTGTCTATTCTTGGCAGATAAGACTCGTTTGTACTCACCACACTATTGTTCAATGGGACAAATCCACCTCGGTATTCGAATATAGGAACATTGTCGTTGAAAGTTGGATTCAGACTGAACTGAGTTCCACCTCGTTGCCTATATCCGACGATTGTTTCCACTGGACGATAATCGACTGCGTTTGCGAGATTTATCGACCTCCCGCTATTTGGATCAACAAATACTGGAATATTTTCATACGATATTCCCGAGTTTTTGTAAGACTCTGCAACGAATGGTCCATATCCAGAATGCTCAAAATACTTGTATGATACCGTGAAATTGTATGATCCAATAAAGTCTTGCACATACTTCGGCTTGACGTACAACCTTGCCAGTTGATATATGGAATCTCTCTGTCCAGAATCAAATTCAAACTTGTAGGAGATATCAGTTCCAGTAGCACCAACTATGCTGTCAATCTTATACACATCTGCCTTGTTTAGGCGGAAATACATCGAATATGGATCACCACCACTACTACCAGTAAACACGGTTCTTCTATTTGTCTCGGAGGTGCTCGTCAATGTTTCAGCAGTTATTCCAACAAGACTCTTTGTTCTTATTTCTCCAGTCGTGTCTTGATTGATGTCGGTGTTGTTTGCTTTTACTCTTCCTATCACCGTATACTGACCAGACTCAAGGGGTGTTGTAATCTGTAGTCCATTGCCAGCGTCTACGATCTTTGCGGTTGGATACGAAATTAATGTTCCGCTTTCTGTTCTTGGTGCGGGAGCATTGCCTACACCATATATTCTTCTCACAAAGCCATTTTGTGGGACATTGGCTGGATTTTGCCCACCAGTACCAAGAGTGGCTGTATACACAAGATAGTACTCATCATCTTCCGACAAATTAACCTGCGTGGTTGGAACTGTTCCCCCGCGTATGCACCATCTAAACGAATCCGCATTTTGTGGTTGGACTGATGCTGGCACTACTTGAGGAACACCAGACTGATGAAAGAATGATCTACAGACTGTGTGAACGTATGAAAGATCTTCAACTTCCTTTATCAAGGTTGTCGAAGAACTTCCGTTTAGGGGATAAATCAATCGTTGACCATTGAAGTTATTGAACTTAGGTAGCAGACTATTTGTTCCACCAAAATCCCTAAGAGTAGTTAGATCAAACAATACCCTTTTCGATTGTCCATTAAGTGGGTTGATCGCATATAGATTTAGAAGAGTATTCTGTGAGGTTGATGTAGGCTCTCTTCTCACAAGCATATTAGAGATAAATGCCTTCACCTCAATTCCAGTGTTTCCTTCGCTGGCCTTAAATGAATCCGAGGAATTTGCTGACACAAACTCAAGTCTATGCATCAATGCATTGAAAACTGCTCCAGAAAACCCATAGGAAAGATAAGCAGTAACCCCGATTGGGCCACCCGTTGTACCATAGACTTGAATTGCTGTAGAACTTGGATCTTGATTTCCTATAGTCTCCGTATATTGTTCAAATAGAGGGGTGCTATCTGTAAAATACTGATTTGTTTGATTTGGGTGGGTCTTGTACTTTCCTATCACATAGTTTTCAAATTTATTTCCAGCGAAAACATTCTCATAGATTACCGTATCCCTGGCCTTTGGTACTTCTACCTGATCCTTGAAGGCCGATTCATACTCATGACCATAGACATATGCCTTACCTGTTCCAATCTCAGCAACTAGATTGGTGGAATCCTTCTCCTTCATAGTGACGGAGAAAGGCTTTACAACATAATTTCCGCTTTGATCGTATGTTCTCTGAGCGAACAACTTTACGAGTTCTGGATATTGAGTCTGATCAAACTTTCGTATAACCTCTCCAGAACTATAGCGAACAAGTTCAAAGAAGTCTGGTTGATCGGATACTCCAGTAAATGCAAGTTCAAGATCTATTCTGTATCGATGAGAACCAGGTGCGTTGTAATTGTATGATCCATTTGCGGGATCTCTGAGAGTATAATCATCTCGGTCAGTCACAATCACCGACTTGACGGAGAATCCCATGGATCCAGTGGGATCACTGAACTCTCGTATATCGTCAACCGAGATTGTGTATGCTGGTTGAAGTTGATTGTTGGTTCTTACGAAAAATCCATTTACATAGAATATTCCCTCAGCAACAGCAACTGTCTGGCAGTTTCCCTTGTGGGGTACGCTGTTTGAAGATGGAGAAATGTTTGTATAAAGTAGGTTCGGAGTATCAAACTCCACTGTTGCGCCTGCGGTAAACTCGTTTCCAGACATGTAACTGATGACAGCGACAGCATAGTTGTCCGCTCCACTATGCGCTGGAAGGAGATCGACAACCTTTGCCTTGGCTACAACATTTCCCGTACTCCCACCATCTCTCTGAATTATGTTATACCCTACAACATCCTCTGCTGTAATGGTCTTTGCCACTGGAGTTTGAGTTGTCTGTGAAGACTGCGGGACAAGTCGGACGAAATTCAGAGTCTGGGTGGTTATCTGTCCACCTATGATAACGCTACCATCCTTGAAGATGTGATCTCCGAATTTTCCAATCTGATTCTGTAGTATCGTCTGTAGTTGGGTCAGTTCTCTTGATTGTACTGCATATCCTGGACGGAAAAGCATCCGCAGAAACTTCTTGTCCTCATTGAAATCGTCATAATATGGACTTACATTAAAGAGTTCTGAATCGTAAGAAGGCATCTGCTATTGCTCCTAGAAACCAATGACAATCTTAAACTGTTCCATTTGTTCCAAATTTCTTTCAATCGGACGTATATTTTCTATGTATAACAGATCGCCCGATCCTATCTTCAACTCTGGTTGCTGTATGGTGTTTATAGAAACCGTTGTCAGAGATACTTCTGCCGTGGAACCATATGGAGTGAATTTTAGCGCATCTGTTGAGTTGAAGACACCCTTCACGTTTGAAAGACTTGCAATACCAGTGAATCCAACTCCACCAGCAACGGTAAAATCAATTATATCTCCAGTGACTTTCTTGAGGGTAATAGAATCAATCTGAGAGATTGTTCCATCAAGGGCTGATTGACTATTCAGGATACCATCAATAAATGAACTGCTGCTGTCTACGAGTGTTAGTTTTGTTGTCAGATCGTATTCCCCAAAGTCTGTGGTTAGTCTTGGAGAGAAGACGGTTGATGCTATCCTACCAAAAATCTCATCCCCACTGAAGGTAAGGAATTCACTACCACTAGTGGATCCAAAGTCTAACTGCCCAATATATTCTCCAAACACTTCATCTACATCCACTATGTTTGCTCCACTAAGTGTGTAACCGCCAGAGAAAGTCATAGTCTTTCCGCTGACAAAAGAGCCAAGAGTAGTGTCGATTACCAGGCTTCTATCATAGTAGTCATGTGAGGTTATAGTTCCAGTCGCTGATAGGGTTAATCCTATTGTATTGCTGTATTGATTTACGGTATCTCCTGTCGCAAATGGAGCCGAGAATCCACTTGCATAATGAACCCTAACGCTATCAGAAGCCTCATCGGATAATCTAAAGTTTCCAACAAGATTAGTAATGATCAATTTATGAAACTTTGATCCAGGTGTGGTTTGCCAATCAACTATCTTTGCCGTGGCCCTAGTTTCTTTACCAAATATGTAATTTCCAGTAACGAAAGTATCCGTATTATATGGTTGATCCTTATTTGGTTGCTTCCTTATGAGAACTTCATATATGTTCTCAAGATCAGAACCAGCCAACGTCAATCCACCCTGAAGGAATGGATTTTTCACCAGTCCAAATTGTCTATATTGATTTCTTACCGTTATCTTGTCGTTCTGAGTACCCTCAATCTCAACCACTATCATTATGTCGGAGGATCCAAGTTCCTTTACCGCGTTATACCCGTGTCCCTTTGGAGTTGAAAGGCTAGTGGTTATGGAGTCGTTGAACAGAGACACCTGAGATCCTATGAGTGCGCTTCCGCTTTCAGTGGTAACTCTTGGTTTTGCATATGAATAGTTTTTTCCACCATTCACTATTGATAGGGATGATATTTTCTTATCACTGGATGTTTGTGGAACAACCACCGCCTCCGATCCATCTCCATCAACGACAACATTTGGTACTATTTTGAACACACTGGTTTCATCCAAATCCCTATCAACCGCTGGATATACGCTAGCATAGTAGTAGGTTATTCCAGAACCACCCTTGACAAAATTCAGAATTCTGAAGTATTGCCCAACTCCAGAACCACCGCTGACGTATATGGCATAGTTGTTCCAGAATCCAGTGCTTGGATCCCCATCCTCACCGACAGGAGAAAATGAAATATACGTCGAACCCGCAGAATTGACCGTTATACCAAGTTCAGAACTAATGATAGGTCTGTAGATATTGGTCATTAGTCTGGTGGTGGCAAATATCTTTGAAAATGTTGGACTGAGAGATGCGTTTACGGAAACAACATCTATGGTTCCTGGCTTTGCCGCATTCTGAACCTCTCTTTGTTCAGGGTATTCTCCAAGAGATACAAAGATTGGAATGTACTCAAGTGTGATATACTCTATATCATTCTCGGGAACCGTATAAAGATATTTCCATTTATATCCATCAGACAGGGTGATGGTGTCGGTTGACTTTCCAGTTGGCATTATGGTGGATGCACCCACTGCTCCCATGCACTTGTACACGTTGAAGTCTGTGGTGATCACATAGAAAGACTTTCCAGCCATGTCTGTGGTTTCGGAGTATGCCGTATACGCATTCCCGTAGGTCCAGTCTATTCTTGGAATGATATATCTGATGTTTTCTGGTCTTACCCTCTTTGCAAACATCATGTTTCTGTATGCATCATATTGATTTCTTGACGATTCTCCGATTGATGGAGGATTTGTGTCACTTTCAACATTTACCGTGGATGGATTGTCCTCGTATGGGGTAGCCCTACCGACAAACAGATAGTAGTAGTTGCTATTCGTTATCATCGACTTTATCAGGTCGATTAGGTCGGTTTTAAGATTTGTTTTTAGAGCGTTGTTTGCCATTTTAGAAATTCGGTGATACTAGTGATGAACTTTCGATTAGACCATACTCATTGTTTGCACCAGTTGTTCCGAAGTAAGGAGTGCCAACTGGGTTTGAATGGAAGTGATATCCGATTGGCATCTTGAAGAATGGCTTCAGACAAACGGCACCAAAAGATGCACCAGCACCAGTTCCTGTTGCCCACATACTTGTCAGCCCAACTATTCCTCTGATGTTTGGGTGATGATAGACTTCCCAATACGAATAACTGAATCCCTGCGCTTCTATGTATCCCTCCACTCCGAGGCTGCTTCCTAGCGGTGCTCCCTGTGTATCGTGGCTGAATCCAGCCTCTGGAACTATACCAAGTCCAAATCTAACCATCTCTATGGTTGCGGTATTTCCGTTACCACCAACAAGAGAAATAGTACTACCTTCAACAAATCCCCCACCAGTTATGGAAGATCCATTCAATAAGTCAAAATCTATTGTCTTCAAGTAGAATGCGGCCCTGGTTTCCCCCATGTAGGCAAACTCAAATAGATCACCAACAATGATGTTTCCGTTGGAACCTGATGCAGCAATACTCGCCCAGGTCATGCCAGGGGAGAAGGTGAATCCAACGGGAGTCAATATCAGTTTGCCACCACTTGAGCCATAGTTTTGGAAGGTGCTGAACGTATTTCCTCGCGGATTGAATCCGTTGAGGTAGGAGTAGTAAAGGTCGGCGGTGGTTCCCATTCTGTAGGGAGTGTAGTGTCCGATGTATGCGATCTCGTATCGCTGAAACTCGGAATGGAATGGTAGGGAATCTATTATGTTTTTCTTAAGCAGAACTTCTCCGAACATTTTGAAGCCTGCTGGGTGTATCAGTTTTTTGTATGTTTCTGCGTATTCCTTGAACGCTATCTCGCTCTTCAAGACATAGGAAAAGTCTTGATAGTAGGAAGAGTCGAATATTTTTTTGTTTGAACTTAGTTTTCCATCATTGTTGGCATAGTAGCCAGGATAGTTCGTAACACCACCAATCACAACTTTAGTTGATAGATTTCCATCGCCAGTATTTGTCGATGAACCGACGCTCACCTTTCCGTTCTGATATCCAATTCCAGAATCCATCACCTTTATGGATTGTATCTTTCCCTTTTCATTAATTGTCTCTATTCCAACCGAAAGTCCTATTCCATCTCCGCTATTCCCTATTACTAACGGATCTGTTCTAGAATAGTTTAGTCCACCAGAAATAACCTCAACTCGACTTACAACTGGATAAATCGTTTCATTGAAAGCATCATTAGTTGACTTAAGTGAATGATTCGGTACAAAGTCACCTATTAGATCCTTCAGAAAAATCTCAGTTACATCATAGTATCCTTTTCTATACTGAATAACTTGATTCACGGTAGCAGAACCTACAACTTCTCCTGTGATTGGATCTAGTTGATATACTCTGCTACCTTCAATAGCGTAATTTGCTGTGCCTCCATTACTTGTGGTCTTGACAGATATCGGCTCAAACCACTTGCCGTCCGAGATACGAAGTATGTCCTTTGCGGGATAATATACTTCTGCTGCTGTGTTGTATAGAAGTCTGAACAGGAATTTGTATGCTTTTTCAGTTCCCTTAGCGTTATAGAAGGATCTGACATTCTTTATAAAGTTGGCCTCGCTGACAACATTTCCATTGGAGTCTCTGGCCAACTGATATGGAAAGTTCTTCAGATATGTCTCTCTGAAATCCAAAAAGAATATTGATAGACTTCGATCAACATCCATGAGATCCACGAATCCATCTATTATTCCAAAAGGATTTTCCGATCTTTCCAACCACTCATAATATGCTTCTACAAAAGCACGAAAGGTAGTATGATCCCTGTTTATGAAATCTGGTACTTGATCTACTATTAGATTACTAGGACCAAACCTCTTGATTATCCGAGGGGATTCCTCAGATAGAGCAAGCGTTTGTGGTGGAGGCCCAGCAGTTCCAGTGAATAGTAGTGGTAGTACATTCATTAATAGTTTCCAGCACCAGAGTCAAGAAAGTTTATCTTTATTGGTGTTGCCGCGTTTGGGTCTAGTTCAAGAACCTGATTCCTCTTTGGGATGATATCGAATCTTTGATCTGGAACGACCTCAAAAGTTATGTAAGGAAGTTCTCCAGTACCCACAGGATTGAAACCTGTCATAGACACTTTGCCTGTGCGATAATCTATGGTTCCCACTTTGTCTCGCACCAGAATCTTCTGAGATCCGCTTTGCGTGTACATGACTAGGCGACCATTACCATTGTCCTCTATAAAGCAGTTCTTAATGTCGCCCTTTATATTCTTGTGTTTAAACGTGGATGTCTTGACTATGCTCACATCGTAATTGTCATATGGATGATTTAGCGGTACTCCAAAATCCATAGAATAGTTACCAGCAGAAGACAAGGTTGGCACTATTTTCTTGTAAATCGTCGTGCTTATCCTATTGCTGACTATGCTGTTGCTAGACAGGTCAATGAGGCGTGATACAACTGAGTATCTAAATGGAGCACTGAACTTTCCAAGATATAGATTGAAATAGTTTCTTACGGCCAATGAAGCGGATTGCCCAATTTCTGCTTCACTGACAAACGCACGACTAGAATCATAAGTCAAATAGCATATGACATTGAAGAAAGTGTAGTCTGGATCAACTATCTCTGGCGTTATAGAAACTATCTTTTTCTTATCAAGAATATCCCGCTTAACTGCATCTTTCTGAGCATCACTAAGTAAATTTGTGTTCTTTGGCAGTATACACACAAACACCTTTCCAGACATAGGAGGATCGTTTTGCTCACCACCCCAAACTCGTACTGAATCGGCGGCAGAATACTCGCTTAGAACTATGGATTCAAAGTCACTAGCAGTAACTGCCCTATCCTGTGCCTGATAGAACTTTGGGGCAGTATAACGTATCTTTTCGCTAGATTCTCTCTCGCCACCACCGTATGAAGGTGTTATTGTTGTAACCACGGAATCAAAGTCACTTCCTCCAATTCCTCCAAATGAAAAAGACTTTACTTGGGTGTTGTCCTGTTTTCCTATATCATTACCGTCAATGCCGTCTGTGTCGAAGTATATTATAGAAATAAAACTTCCCTCGGATGGCTTCGCACCAAGTATACCATCACCGAAACTTATCTCGTAATTACCTCGGTAGTTTTCATTTACAAAATAAACCTTGCTGGTGGAGGTTAGTTCAATGAAGTTGGTATTTTCTTTCCAAGAAACATCCATGTTTCCAAGATCAGATGGAGAAGCCATCACATATATCTTGGTAAGAGTCGTATCTATGTTACTTGATGGAATCTCAAATTTTGTGGAATTGCTATCGCTTCTATAAATGAATGATGCTGACTTGTAGACGCCTTGCTTAATCTCAACATCTGAAGAGGTATATGGTGTTGTCGTTTTGTTTATATCGAATACATCAGTTGTTGTGAACGTATAATTCCTACCATCTTTGGTTGCGTAAAATTGTGTTCCCTGCGGTATACTCGCTGGAACTCCAGATGTTGTTCCAAATACTACGTCCACAATGGCAGTAGCAGCAACTTTTGAAGATGGGACATATCCTAGATTCTTGGCCAGAGAAACAAGTGATCTTCTGAGAACGGCAGAGTCTATGAACGACTCTGATGCAAGCATGTTTGCATACAACGCCATGTAGTGTGTATTGTACGCGAGTAGATCCAGCAAGACATTGATACCAGATCCCTCGTAGTCAAAGTCACTGAACTCACTGGATCCAGAGAGATATGTCTTGAGATTTTCTTTGATTGAATCAAAATCAAGATTTGTCACTGGTGTTGTCAATGCACGATTGGGCATCTTATCTCAACCTTTCTATTGTTACAAATACCTTTGATGTCTCTCTGGTATTGAGAAGCATGAAGGATATACTCACCTCAAACATATTCTTCTCATCATTGAACACCACCATTACATCGTTTATCTTTGCCCTTGGCTCATATCTGTTCAGCATGTCTATGATGTTAGACCTGAGCACAACTGCCGTGATGGGAGTTGCTGGTTCAAATAGAAGCCTGGTAATTCTAGAGTCAACCTCTGGTTTGAACGGCTTGTCATACTTGTTCATCAGAACTAGATTCCTAATGGATCTCTTTACTGCCTCTTCGTCTTTTTTCTGTGGAACATCTCCCGTCATTGGATGCGGGGAAAAGTCAAGATCTAGATCTTTGAACAGGTTTTTTCTTAGTTTGTTCATCTATAGTCTTTTGCCGAATTGAGGAGGAAAGAAATCTGATCGCGTGAGTATTCAAACTCTGTCTTGACATTCGATTCATCAACATGATCTAGAACATCCAGTTCACACCACTCAATTGTTATGTATCCATAAACAACCAAACTATCGCTGCAAAATAACGGCAGTATTGAGAAAGCCATGGTATCATGGAGTTCATAGAACTTCTTGGTGTTGGATTCAAAAAGAGAATCGGTTGTTCTTATGTTTGGGTTGTTCTCCCGCAGTTGCTGTATGATCTCAACGAATCTGCTGACAAGAACATCCTGTCTGAACTGCATGGTCGAGCCTATCTTTGGATCACAGGACTGATGGGATATGCTCATCCTACGCATGGACGAACCATCAGCAAACTTTCCACCATTATGGAACTGAGTCAGGGATACTCTGGATGCCTTGGTTTTCATCCTGAGTTCACTTATCATGTCTGATATACGCATGTTTACATGGCTAAACTTTTCTTCTTTCCTGACTGCTATTCTTTTCTTAAAATACCTAAAGATTGGCCTGAGTGCGACAAACAACCCTACCGCTGCCGTCATCGCTCCAAAAACCGCTGCTAGTATCTCAACCCAACCCCTTATTGTGTTCGTGTCCATCAGTTTCTCCAAAGTAAGAAATATTTATCATGTACAAAATATGATCAAATACACTCAGAATGGAATAGTAAGTCCTACAATGTTCTATTCTGTATCAGTGACGCAAGATTTGCAAAATCGACAGGACTATTCTGTATGTCTATCCCATTGGAACTTGCTATTGATGTAAGATCGTTTCTGGCTTCTGGATTGGTTATCAAATTGGTGATCACTTGACCCCCAAAGCAAGGATCAGACAACATGCTGGATACCAATCCATTTGCAAGAGCATAATCGGCAAGTACAGCAGCAGCAGCCAAGTATGTGGCTTCATCTCCATCTATAAATCCCTCTATGGAAGCAGATAAATCTCCTACATTGTCAGCAAGTGCGGCCAACTCAGCAATAGGACCAATCACAGTTTCTCGTCCGTTTGCATCGGTGATGATTGATATTTCACCGAGCAACCTCTCTATCTCGTTCATGTTTGCGGAGAAATTTTCAAAGAACGGACCAACGAATCTTGGATTCAAAGATGAAAATGCCTGAGAAAAGTTATCTTCAAGTCTGGCACCAGGATCTTTTAGCACATCTTTCATGGAGTTGTATGCCGACATTACACCAATTATTTGATCCAACGTGGCATACCCCTGATTTGGATCTCTTATCACACCACTCAATATGTCCGTGTGTTTCTTAAACTTCTGTAGATCACCATTCAATTTTCCAAGGTTTGTATTCAACGTAGTAAGATTTACACCCGTAATTGCATCTAAAGTTGTGATGCGTTCTAACATTGGTGCTATCTGCTCTCCAAGCAAACCAAAAACCGTGCCAAGAGGATTTCTTAACAAGTTTCCGCTCATGAAGGCGTTTATGAACTTCTTGACTCCTGGTGGAATTAGTCCAGAAATGAGGCTGCAATTTGATCCCGCAAAGATATTTTGATATGAACTCATTTAACCTGCCTCCACATTGCTGTAAGACATAAGAACATGACCGCACGAAGCAACATCCGAAGTTCTACAGATAAAAGAATCTTCCACCAACACAGCAGGAAATCCCGTGATCATGAACTCGTCTTTATGCACTGGATTCGATGCATGTGGGGTTATATAACTACCAACCACTGCCACAGGTAGATCGTTTACAAATACACTAAATGCTCCATCAACTATGAATCCACCAGCATAATCCCCCATTCTTCCTACGCTCATCATTAGAACTCTCCTCCGTCAAGAAGGGTTATGTTGAACCCAGCCAGTAGTTCAAAACCAGAATTGGAAATGTATGGAGGTATTCCATATGATTCTCTGACACACACATATGTAAATCCATCGTCTACAAAATAGACAACATCTCCTGGCTTATACCTCATCACCAATGTATATGTTCCTTTCCAAGATAGTTGCATGAATCATATTCCCGAGAATGGATTTGGATAGAGACCAGGTATTATGAATGCGTCCCCGAGGGATGCACCCTTTCTTGAGAGACAATTCAACTTTATACTTGGAACAACTCCAGAAAGGGCGAGATCGCTTCCAGCCTTCGTTTTCAGTATCACATCACCAAGGAAAGAATTGACAACGAATCCACCAAGTCCATAAACTTCATGTACACAATTTCCAAACACTTTGGTGTACTTGTTTCCCATTATATTCTCACGATAGTCTCCAAGAACAGATACGTCCCATGTTCCATAGACAACCGATCTAACGTCCTTCAACGCCTGTAGATTGACGTTACCATCGACCTGTAGATTTAGACTTCCACCAGCAAGACCACTACCGATATAGACATTGCATTCACCATTGATCGTTATCTTTGTTGATCCGTTGATTTGAACAAAGTCGCTACCCGCTATCAGTTCGTAGTTGTTTCCCTTGATCTTCTGAACTCTTGTTCCTGGGGGATTGCCCTGAAATGCACTGGAGACCTCCTCAAAAGATCCACCTGGATGGTATGTGTGGTGGCGTTCCTTTCCAGGAGTATCGTCCCATTCCTCAACCATTCCAGATTGTGTCGAATAGACTTTGTTGTTTGGGTACTTTGGATCGTATGGTGTCTCTGGTTCAGACCATCTCTGAGTCTCAAATGTGTCCCATGCAACTGGAACATTGGACACCACTGAGTCCTTCTTGGTCTGAACCAAAGTTTGATCTGTGTTTTTTCCAGTGGCAAGAAAGTTTACATCGCTGTGTTTGACATCGACATATTCTTTCGTTGGAAATGTTCCAGTTGGATCATTAAACCCAAGATCCTTCTTGGCAAGTTCTTCGGGTATTCCTCCAACCGAGAACATAACAACTGGCTGCTGTGCGTTTTCCCCATCACGAAAAAATCCAAATACATGGGATCCCGTGACAAGACCAGTTGGAGATTTTCCAACCCCGCTTATGGATGCGCTTGTTATGTCAAGTAGTGGATGCGCCCAAGGAAGATCGCTAGTGGGAAGAGTCTTCTTGTTTTCCGCGTGATAACCAAATACGCGAACACGGACTCTACCGAGTCTCAACGGATCGTCGGTGTCTTCAACGACACCAAACCACCACACAAATCCGTTTTGACCCACTATCATCTATCATCTATTCCTTTCAGGGTATCCGAAGTTTTCGTTACCCCACCGCTCCCACTCAAGCAACTCTTCCTTGGTGTATGGCAACTTCCACAACTTTTCTTCGGTTTCTCTTGGTGTTATCACTTTCTTTTCGGTTTCTTCCATGATGTTTCTCCATTGTAAAAAATGTTACTCGTAACTATCGGGAATACCCTTGATTAGGGAGTCCTTAGCCATTCCTATTGTCGTGTTATATCCGACTTCTCTATTTATCATGTGTTTGAGAGAAACTACGATGTAGTTGCCACTTAGGTGCTGATCTTCCCAATCCTTTTCGGATCCATCCATGTATGCTGTCTTGGGAATCTCAAAGTTGACCACATCAAGCAGTCTCAGTGTGGAGTTTCCGTTTACCAACAAGGTCATCCTAAGTGTGCTGAACTGCCTGATTATGCTTGCCCTGTCTGGCAGATAGTTCTGTGGAAAATCATTTTCTTTAACAGAGTCGTGCCTACTCGACTGCACTGGTAGATAGTTGACGAATCCCATCTTTGAATTGGTGAGACTTTTATCCTGAGATGGGATGAGTTTATACTCATTAAGATGATTTATCTTGTCGAATGAGTCATGATAATCGTACTCAAAGTAGTTCATCTTCTTCTTTGTTATATCATGAGTCATAAGATAACCAGAATACATTCCCCGCTGATACTCTGTCATCCTATCAAAGAAGGAATCCACCTGATAATCTTGAACCCGTTCAAAGTATCTGTTAACATCTGTTGAGTTTAGTGGATTAGGTGGCTCATACCTGTAAGTGATCACGGGTTGTCTTACGGATCTTCGGATTAGATCCACAAAATGAAATCCATCTACATCCTCATAGAAGAAAAAACAAGACGGGGTGTTGTTGTTCAATGGACCAGGAGAGAAAGTCCTCTGCGCCAACCAGTTTATGGAGTACAGCGGAGACCAATAGGGAAACAGAAACTGAAAAGCCTTGTTGTTTGTCTGATCTATTTCTATGGACTTCATATCCTTGAAGTTTTCAGTGAAGATATCAGAAACTATCTTTGACATAGTTCCCTTCTTTGAACAGCATATCTTTCTTTGCATGTTCTCATACTGAACTTCACTTACAAACTGAAACTTGTATGTCTCGGACTTCTCGTTGCTTCTTCTCGACTTACCCAACACCGTGAACACCTTGCCAACTATGTCTATTGGTTTGTCGGCACCAGGAGTCTTGAATTGTATGAATATGGTTTCATTTCCCACTATTGGAATAAACTCAGAGTAGTTGAGAACATCAAGAATCGCAACTTCTCCGATCATCTTGGTGTCAAACACGCTCTCAAATATGATTAGTTCTATGAACTGCGGAGTTAGATCTATCGGCTGTCCACCTCTATTGGACATGATCTCCAACTTCAGTAATTGATAGTCGTTTTGCTTGGAATACGAGTTGCTAGTCTGAGGATTGTTAGACATTTTTCAAGAATGACTCCACATCTTTGTTCACATTTTTCATATACAGAGGATCAACCAATACGATGTTTCTCTTTTCATCATTCAGTTCTATCTCATAGTCTCTGTTTGTTACAACATCGTCACCGTGATCTTCAAAAATGTATCTTCCTAGTGGAGTTGCTCCAAAAGTAAACCCAAAACTAGAAGCAGATAAAAACTGATTATGAAGAGACTTCGGAACCCTTGGGTTTAGCATCTCCCCATCGGAGTTCTCAAAGTGATGAACCGCAAATGGAGAAGATAGAACTTTTCCTATTCTTGCGACATAGTACTTCTGTTCACCAAGAGCATTGGTATTTGCTCCAGCAATCAAATCTCCCTCGACGGGAACCCATGCGGTTTTCTGAGTAAACTCAATCACCAATCTACAATATTGAGGATCATATTCTACGACTCTTGCATTCTTTAGCGAATCCAATATGGATGGCTGACCACCAGCACTACTTACTCCAGTGGCATATACTATATCGTTGGTTCTAAATGAACCTTCAAAAGCGGTAATGCCCGCAACATCGGTGAGAAACATTGTGTATCCTGGATACTTTTCCTCAATGTAGTTGTCCAACGCAACAGAAGAAAGAACCCAATCATAATAAGGGTTTATCACGTTGTTTAGATTCAATACCACCCAATGCAGTTTTGAATCATCGTATATTCTATGAGCAAGTATATCTGGTCTGTCTGTGTCACTGATTGTCACATTCAGTGGGTATGCGCCCTCATCAATGATTGTCTGCTCCACCTTGAACCTAACAGTTATGTCTGATAGAGGTCTATATCCTTGCGGAGTGACGTAGTTGACTATTGGTAGTTTGTCGTACATGTATCAGTATCCGTGGACAATGTGCTCGTTCGTGAGTTGCTCCATCTCCTGGAATCCCAACTCAAGTCTAATGAACGCTGGCTTTGCGTCTGTGAATGTCTTGAAATCTCCAGCAGCGGAAAAATCTACGCTGACAGATTGTAGGGCAAGTCTTGGCAACTTTGGAAGATTGTCATTGACAACAACCATTCCACTGTCACCTTGTATTGTAAAGAACGTCAATTCAAACTCGGCTGGAAAGGTGAAGAAGTGTCCACCACCGCCCTGTAGACCAGGGTACGCATGATACCTTAGCATCCTGATTATGTTCAGAACGGTCTCTGCTTCCTTTTCGTTCTTTGGTGCAAAGTCGAATGAAAAGGAATGGGTTCTTACCCCAACATCTCTGAACATCATTTCTTTTCTTGGATTTGCCACCGTTCTAGTTGCAGCGGCTCTGACAGCAGCGGAGTTTGTTTCCTGTAGGGTTTCATTCAATGCTCCACCAACACCAGGAACATTGGTTGCCGCCTCACCAATCTTTCCAATAACATCGGATATTCCTCTTCTACCAATCTTCTCCATCAACGCCGATGCTGCTCCACGCTTGCCTGTAAGAGCATCAAGCAACATCTTCGATGTTCCCATGTCTTCCTCTGAATATATCAACTGATCGTTTATTGCAAACTTCTGAGGCATATACAAACAGATTGTATCTTTAGACTTTACGTTTGCGTTGTTGAATCTTCTATTTGCCAGAAGTATGTTCTGATCCTTCTCTGGTCTGTTAACTGCCCTTCCACTCACACCTCTCTGATTGAAGTTCTTTGGATTTCTACTTGCATCTGCAAGATTGTCTCTATTTGTTGACTGAACTAGGCTTTGAGCATATTCCACCGTTGATCTTCCTGCCTGAACTGCAAAATCAATCGCTGCGCCACCGACCTTCAATCCCGCCAAAGGATCTAACACGTTTCCAGCAATCGTCGGATCAACACCATTTGCATTACTCAATGCTCCTTGAAGGAGATTGTCAATAGCACCTATTCTTTCGTCGGTTGTTAGACCAGCACCACCAGATCCACCAAATAGGAATCTAGAATAATCATTGGCCTGTTGTTGTGAAAATCCTGCTCGTATCAGTGTATTGTATACATCATTTTGTTGTCCTGATTCTGATTTTCCTCCACCCGATTGTGTGGAAAACTGAACTCCACCTTTGGCAAGCAAAGAACTTGTCGCTTGATTGTATTCTCGCGTTTTCAATCTAACCTGATCCGAAGTTCCCTGATAAATATTAAAGACTATGAAGTGATGAAATCTTCTGTTTAATCCTAGATCAGATGGATACGACAAGAATGCTGGTATACCAAGTATCTCGTTCTTCTGATCTGGATCAATGTTAACGGTTCCAAATTCATGCTCATTGCTGAATTCAGAACCGAGATTCCCTGCCGATGCTTTGATGAGTTCCTCAAGAGAACTTTCGCCAGGTCTATAGAATGACAACTTATCTCTTTTCCTGGCACCAGAACCAGCGGCACCGAGGATGGGATATTCAAGTTGGTTTGGGACAGTCTGATTTTCAGAGTAGTACTTGTTGTTTGGAGTATATTGTGGCATATGGTTAACCGAGAAAACAAATTCCTACAGGGTGTGTTCAGTCCAAAGAACCCCAAGAAGTACAGGGGAGATCCAACAAAGATTATTTATAGAAGTTCCTGGGAAAGAAAATTCATGGACTACTGCGACAGCAAGGATTCCATAGTCGAGTGGTCTAGCGAGACAACTGTTGTTCCTTATCGGTACGACATGGACGGAAAGACCCACCGCTACTTCATAGACTTCAGAATAACCGTGAAGGAACGTGATGAAAGATTGCAGACATATCTAGTTGAGATAAAGCCAAAGAAACAAACACAGCCCCCTAAGCAGCCAAAGCGAAAGACCAAAACCTACATGTACGAATCGTTTCAGTACATAAAGAATCAAAACAAATGGGATGCTGCAAAGAAATATGCCGAAAACAGAGGGTGGAAGTTCATCGTACTCACCGAATCCGATCTTGGAATAAAAGGATAAAATGGAAAAAGAAGAACCAATGACCCTAAAGATCATCTTTGAAGAGATGGCTAAGATGAAGGATGAGGATCTTGATGCACCAACAGAGGATACCGAGGTTGCAGCACTGAGATGGTATGATCAGTTCGCAGTCGAGGCTTATAGGGAGATTACCGAAACCGACGAGCGAAACTACAACGCCAAAAGAAAGATAATAGGCGACAGCATACCCGACTACTATACAACCATCAGACGCGCTGGTAGCATGTGGACATTCATGTATGAGGCAGATAGCGACCGTCTACCTTATTGGGATCGTCTTCCACTAGTCATTCGCATGATTGATAACAAGGATGATCCAGACACCTTCCTTGGAATCAACCTCCATTATCTGTATCCAAGGTATAGGAA